TCTTCTTCTTCGTCAATTTTGCTTAGTGGTTGAGGACCTTGGTACTCATTCGGGGTTTTACCCTTCACTGCGCTATAGACCCATTCTTTTCCGTTCCATACAACATAAGGTTTACTCTCTCCACCGGCTAAATCACCGATGTTCATAGCACCTATGTTTCTGTTTGTGACTTTATACCAGTCACCAACTTCTGGACCACCTTCTTCTGCGGTGTTGATTGGTTCATCTCCACCAAAGAATGTTGTAGTTAGATCGTTACTTGTACCTTCAAATGGTTTGTAGTATCCATCAATATCTTTATAGTCTTCAACACCACCTATCCATTCTTGGTTTTTTCGACCTCTCTTAGAACTGTATTTCCATTCATTACCATCCCATACGGCATAACCAATTCGAGTAGCTCCAGGAAGTTTCTTCCAGTCACCTTTACGTGGTTCAAGTTGACCTAACGTTGGAGTTACAGGATAATTATCTTTTCCTGTTGTTTCCTTATATATAAATTTAGCTACATCTGGGTGAACAGTCTGCATCTCTAACCAAGTGATAGTTCCTTCTTCCTCTCCTTCACCAGTCTGTTTAAATGCTAAGAATTTAGCTCTAGCTAGTTTTGCTGGTGTTGCAAATTTACCTACTAAATCCTGTTGATCTTTAGGTAATTTTTCAAAGGCTAGTACAACTGCAGATTTAATTGGTTCTTTTTCACCTTTTAATTTTTTTGCAATAGTTACTTGGTTATGCTGGATTACTGCGCCAGGAATACCGTATCTATTACCAAGTTGTTTAAAAGCTGTAAGGACTTGTGTAGAACCAGCTGGTAACTCTAAAGCCTGTTTAATATCATCTTCAAATCCAGGAAGAATTTTAGTATATGTATTATTATTAAATGCATCTTTTATCTCGCTTAATTTGTTGTGATCCATTCTTATATACTCAGCAGCACTAAGTAATTTAAGAGTATTAGAACTTTCTTGACTCCATTTATCAAACTCTTTGTTATAAACTTTTTCCTTTAAAATAGCCATAGTTTTGCCATGAGCATCAACTGATGAAGTTGCTATTCCCTTTCGCAATAGTTCTGCATAAATACTTGGATAAGCTAATTCTGCTTGCTGTTGAACTGAATCCCACTTTGGGCTTCTATTATCAGCATCAGTACTTTCTGTGTAAGTTGTAGCTAAAATTCCGATAGATTGTTTCATTCTGGCTTTAGCTTCTGTATCTAATCCAAAGTTATTACCAGCCGTGGCAGCAGGCATATACTGTCTTCTTAAATTTATATCCTCTAATCTCATAACATCATCAACAGTTAATAATCCTAATCTCGCTTTTTTTTGAACTGTTGGTAGCCACTCAGCATCAAGACCAGCTTCTTTAGATATCATCTTAAGAACGGTTTGAGGAATATTTCCTCTCGTATGATCCCACCTAGTTTCTGGATTTGTATAGATATAATCTACTATCTCTGCTTTAGTCATCTCACCATCTGGACCATTTAATTTCCTAAGATCTGATTCATACTGTTTGCTATAATTGTCATCTTCTGTTTTCTTATTTTCAAATATTTTTGACTTAGCTGTTTCTAGTTTAGTTAGTATTTCTGAAGCCCATATAGAATATTCGTTGCCATAACCAAGCTTATCTAATAATGCTTTATTTTTATTATCCCCTTTAGCGAAGTTAGGTCCTAATAATACACTTTCAAATTTATCTGGATTTACAAGACCAGCCTCTACAGCCATTATCCCTAAATTTAAAAAGGATCTATTGACTTTTGCCATATTTACTGACCCATCTTCCTCAGTAAAATAACCTCTAAAATACTTAGTTTTTTCTGCAAAATTTTCTACTGGATTATCACTATTAAATGCTGTTACAAACTCAGCAACCATTTTACCTTTCGTAATAGTGTAATTCAGTTGAGTAAGTTTATTATTCTCGTTTGTATTATGAGTATTTCTTAAAGTGTCAAATGTGTCTTTTAGTTGACTTTTAACAAATCTGGTATCAAGACCACGATCTGCCATATTGCCTAAAATTGATGTTTCCCATTCTTTATATCTTTTTTGAAACTCAGCTACATCTTTAGCGGGTGTTGGGTATTTAGTTAATAAATGTTCTTGTAAAGATCCTGGCAAACTATGTTGTAAATGCCTAATAGACATAAGCTGTGCTCTAAGAAATTCAGCACCACTCCAATCCATAGTTTGAAGAGTTACATTATCTCCATCCTTAAGAGCTTTACCACTTACAAAACCTTCAAGTTCTCCAATTTTTGTTATTGATTCTAAAGCTGGTTGCCACGTTTTTACTTTCTCATCACCCAGATCATCCCACCCCTTTCTTTCCATCTCATCTCTTCGCTTTTTATTAAGAGCTGTGATGGCGGGAGCTAATGTTTTTACCGTACTTAATATTTCTTCCGGTAGCTTTTCTAATACCTCCGCATTTTTTAAACGAGTTTCATCATTTTTTTGTTCTAATTTTTCACGTCTGTCATAGCTTTCATTAACAGAGGTATAACTGTCTTTTAAACCTGAAGCCCAATCTGTAGCTTCATTGAAAATAAATCCTTGATATTTCATTATCAGTTCCCCCACCATCCGAATGCATTACCAGCACTAGCTACATTTCCAGCAATAGATAATGCTTGAGAAAAGGCTTCAGCTCCAACGTTACGCATAGCGGGTTGTGGTGGTGCAACATCTGGTATTGGTTGAAATGCAACCTTTGTAAATGCTTCATCTTTCATTGATTTATAAGCAGCAAGCTGTTTAGCAGATTTTTTAGCTAATTCTCTGTCATTTAATACTAAGCTTCTAGCAATTTTGGAAACATTTCGACCATACTTTGCATAGTCCAAAGTCGCTCTTCGTCTAGTAGATTGACCAGTCTGACCAGCAGCTGTTAACTTTCCGTAAGTACTATCTTGAAGTAATTCTCTAAATAATTCTGAGTACTTAAGTTGCGCTTCACCTCTAGCAAGATCCATCTGTTCTTGCTGATCAACCATAGTTTGTGCTGAACCAAGATTAGCGTTTTCTACATCTTCTTGATATTTAATTTTTTGAGCATTATAAATGGACATAGTTTGCATCCAGTTACGCTCTCTCCTTTCGTTCTCGGCTTTGTATCTTCTCCGAGCATTTTCATTAGCTGTCTTAGCAGCTGCTCCTAGGCACACGGCAAAACTCCATAAAGGGTAATTGATTAGGTCCGTGTTTTAATTCCCGTAAAAATTTGAACCCAAGGAATCTGAGTAGTTTTATATGAACTCTGTTTCGTTTATCAACGATATTCCAGAGCAACTTCTCTTCTCTACTTTCCACATATCTTTTAGCTTCTCTTGCAAAAGTTAGTGGGTACTTGTGAATAGCGGGTGTACATAGCATCCAGATTCTGCCATCTTCCTGTACGCCGGCTACTCCGGCTAAGTCACCGTTGGGAACTGTAAAATAAACACTATCTCCATACGCGGCACATAGTGGGATTACCTTAACAGGATCATGTCCATGACCCTCTTCAACTTCCCTGCGATCATCTGGTAAAAGATTGGAAGCCACATCTAATGCAGCTTCCTTTGTAACTGGGTGAATAAATTTAGACACGTTTATAAAATCTATTTGTAAAGTCTCCTTCCCATGCCAACGAATAAAGTGTGGCTGGTGCTGGATGTTCTGATTTAACGTTTACTTTTAGGTTTGTATTTCTCTCATAACAAGGAACTGTTTCTATTACTTCAGGAACAATCGGTAATCTACTTGCACCTACAACGCCAGCTAGTCCTAACTCTTTTGTTTCAGTAAAATCTGGTTTACCTTCTCTTTGTATAGTTGTTGAATAAACTCCAAGAGGTCCAAAACTAAACTTTATCCTATGTACAATAAGTGAGGATTTAGCATCAGATCTATATTTATCTCCTACTTGTTGAGTTACATATAAGGTTGGAATTTGTACATCCATCTCATATAGATAACCAATTATAAAAGAGTTGTTTGACCAATTTCCTGGAATTTCTAAATTAGAACCAGATACAGTAATTAGTGCATATCTACCTAAATCATTTCCAGCATCAGTGTCATAAGCTACTAACTGTTTTGTACTTTCATATCCATTAGGTTTTGGAATTGTAGTTTTAATAGTTGTAGTGTTATAAGTATTTGATGCCGCTGTAACAGAGGTAGAGTGATCTAAATGAACTCTATAAATACTGTCATCATCTGTACTGGTAGTGCCTTGTGTATCAGTTACAAAATGTCCAGCATCATCAAGCTTTAGAGAATATTTAACAATCTGATCTTTATTGTTATTACGAGTAACAACGTATAAAGCATCATCTAGCATACAGTGATATTGAATATTTCCTGTTATTGTCCATGTAGTCCAAGCTTGTAATAACCGTCTATCTCCAGAAGTAAAATATCTAAAACAATAGATTTTATCTGTATCTTTTTGACTAAAGAATACAACTGAATTTTCTCTGGATACTGAAACTAAACTAATATTTTTATCTAATAATCTTGAGATAACTTTACTTTGATCAACTACATCAGGTTCACCTTGTCTAACAACATTAGACATTTCAAAGAACCTAGTAAATTGATTAGCATTATCTATGAATGCAACAGTAGTACCTAAAGAAACAGGATGTGTTTTTTCATTGAAGTTATAAGATGATACTGCATTAATCTTTGCAGTTTCAGGACTTAAAATATCACTGTCTGTAGTCAGCATAAATTGCTGATTTTTAGTAAATAGCAATAAGCCAGCATTAACCTGAATACCGTCATACACAATTGCTGGGTATGTAGAACTACAGGAAAGATCTATAACATCTTGAGGTGTAAAGGTAGTAGCAGTCTTAGACCAGAAGTTAAAAAACTCGCCAGGTCTTGACATGATTACGTTTTCATCACTTAGGAAGACTAATCTATTTCTAAAGAAAACTAATTGATTTACTGTTTTACCAACAAAGGAAGGATTGGGATTAGTTAATTCATCCCCTACTTCAGCATTTTCCCAAGTAGATTGTGAAACCGTAAATGTTCCATTAGCCTGTCTAACTAATTGGATAGGCATAGTGCCTTTATCAAACTCTATATTTCTGCTAGGTTTTGCACATTCTTCCCATACTCCGTCTCCATCTCGGTTGTTATGACCAAAGAATTTAACGTAGTAATCGTCAGCATCTGCTTCACTATTAGCAACTTTTACAACATATCCATGCTTACATTGCGAAGGTAAATCATCTACATTAGCTACCTCACTAGACATAACCCTTAGCAGATCACTTGAAGAAGCTGTAACATTAAATGTTCCGGAAGGTCTAGTTACATATAAACCAGTTCCAATCTGTTGAACATTTGCAGAAGTAAAATTACCAGTCGCAATAATAGCTGTACGAATATCACCAATAATTGATTCAGCTGTTATTGCTGTTTCTGTATCAAATGGTGTTGGGTTAGGTCTAATTAATCCTAAGTTTGCTTGTATATTGGCTGTACTAATTGCTTCAACAGTTACTTTGTAGTAACCATCTTTCATCCAAACGTAGAAATAATCACCTTCTTGCCAACCTGTACCTCCATATAAGAGATCAAAGGTTGTTGTATATCTGGCTTGATATGTAGTTGTTGCACTATTACCAGAACCAGTTGTAAATGGAACTGATTGTCCTACAGTTCTAATTCTGAAATATAGGTTTACTCCTCTATTAACTGAATTATTACTGGAATCTTTAACGTCAATAGTATACGTATAACTTCCAGAATTTGCTTCATCAGTCAGACTAGCTCCATCTGTTACGTTAAATACTTTAGTCCCAACGTTAGGAGCATAAGCATCTCTACCATCACCAGCACTGTCATCGCATCTAGTCGAGTTTGAAGGGCGGCTAGTGCGAGCAACCATAGCTCCATTACTATCACAATAATTATTACTTGATTTAATAAGTTCAACATCTATCCTCGTTACAGTTGAGACAGCTGTAGTAGTTGTGTTATCAAATAAATTAACTGCATACTGTCTTGCATAAGCTGTAGCTTTTAAATCTATAAAAACTTCAGGGGGTCTAACAGGTTCAACTGTTGAAGACATAGCTACTGTCTTAGTTCTGTTAGTTAAAAATGTATAGTCATTAAGGGTTAGTGTTTGTATATCTTCGTCATTTGTATGTGTAAGATATGTAGCTAAAGCAGTAGCAGTACCTGAGTCATAGTTGACAGTCATTGCTGCACCATCACTACATCTCCACATATTTATATCGCCTGATCTAGAAACTTGTCCTATATAACTTTCTGTTTCATCACGGTAATAGGAAAACCATTTACCGTTAGTTTGTGAATTTAAAGCTGAGGTTCCATTATCGCTAATAGATGCAACCAACTTCCCTCCTGGACGCTTTAATAAGCCATGTGTTACGTCAGGAATCACATTATTAGCAACACTGACTTGTCCAGGAATCTTGAGTTCATCTGGCTGTTGAGATAAACCACCAGTCAGTGTAGGTATTGTTTGAGTAACACTTGCCATTATCTTTGTAGTGCTTTGTAAGGTTGATAAGGTCTGTATGAACTTTCATGCGGCCAGCCCATAAAGGAGTGATCACCTTGATTACATTCATATTCAAGAACATTTGCCCTAGCAGCTTGTTCTTGTACTTGTAACAGTGCAACCAATTCTCTATTGGCAACGAGCTGAGTAGCTGCACGAACAGCAGCTTTCGAGATTATGTATCTTTGAAATATTGGTGGTACGTCTTCAAATGGATAGAGAGTAACGATATCAAGATAAAGATCATCATCAAATTGATCTGTATGACCTACCTTATCGTATAGTCTTCCATTTCTTTTTACTAAATCCATAGACTTATCAACGTGACCAGAATGCAAGTCATAACGTAGATAGTTACTAGGAACATTTATATATTTAGTCGTTGCATCTGGGGTAACCAGTACATGGTCCTCAGTATTAAAATGCCATCCTTCACCCTGTACATCTTTGTTTGCTTCGACTAATAAGTTATAAACAAATGCTGTTTCTGGGTTGTTGTAGTTGAGCGTAGTCAATGGTGATTGACCTATGCTACCCAAGATTGAGTTAACTGCGGATAGTTCGGTATCGGGTTGTATTGTTGTGGTAGCCATAGATAAAAAAAAAGGGACCCGAAGGTCCCCGATAAATGTATAAATTAGAATGCAGAAGGAGCAGTAGCACCAACATAAAGTTCAACAGCAGCAGCTGGGTTTAGGTAATCTGCACCCATAGCCATGCGACCTAAGATCACATCACCTTGGTAGATTACAGAAACGTCTCCGTTTGTTACCTGAACTTGTGGTCCGATTGCTTCAACAACACCAGCAGCTTCCTTTTGGAAGATAAGTCCACATGACTTAGCACCTAACTCAGTGTTAGTACCGTAGTCATTGTTAACTCCGCCTGTTGCGTTTGCGTTCTCAGGTGTAGGTCCGATGAAAGAACCTGTATTTCCAGGACTTGTTTCGCCTGTTGTTCCGCCGTACTTAACACCATACTTGCCAAGGAAAGGAATATTCATTGACTTGTAGATGTGGATTCCAGCGATTTCGATAACGCCGTTACCACCTTGTAAAGCAGTACCCTGAACGTCTCTGTTTACTAGACCGTTAGAACCGATGTCCTGTATAAGTGCGTAGTATTGACGAGGGTTTAGAACAGCGCATCTACCTTGAGAGCTGACTCCTTTCTCATCCATTGCAGCGGCGGCATCATAGAATGCGTCTACCAGTGCGCTGGCAGTGAAAGCATCAGATTCATTAGTACCTGAACCAACTCTGATTTGTGTTCCGCCAGGTTCTACAAAGTTTGTAGCAGAAACTGGAGAAGCAGATCTAGCTCCACGTGTAATTGAACGGAAGATTAATCTGTCATATTTTTCAGCAAGAGCATATCCAATCTTCTTAGATATTTCTCCTCTTAATTCGTAGTGAGCAAGTGTCTCATCTAGGTCATACACGAATGCAGAACTGATAAGTAGGTCATCCATCACAATTGTTTTTTCTGCGACTGGAGGAGCCTTGTCACTATTCCCTAATATAGGGGTTCCTGGCGTATGGAAGGAACTTGTCATACGACCTGTATAGATGAACTGTAGAGATTTACCGTTCTTTAAGGTTCTCTTAGTTACGAGATCTCTAGCGATAGTCTCGTG